CACTACCTTTTGTGTTGCGGCTCTAACCTCTTGCAAAGAACGAAGGTTACCGTAGGGGTCAATCGTCATTTTCTCCTTGTCAAACCTTGAAGAACATTGTACATGACTAGAGTTGACACCACACCTGCAACGGCAACGGCGGACACGATAATCACTAACAAAATTGGAACTTCCATAGTAATCTCGAGGGTTAAGGGGCTTTAGTTGTTTAACCTAAGGGGTAGAAGTAATCAGCCAGCTTATTATGAAGGGAACACTCTTCCCAGAGCAAGGTGCCGTAGTCGTCGAAGCCCTTTTCACAGACACGTTCGCTCTCATTTTCGAGTTGGTGAGCCTCGTTACGAAGAGCTTGTGCGACTCTACGTGCGTCTTCGGGGGTGATCTCATACTTAATTTTGGGAGTGGTCATCAATGCAACGTAGTTACAGGTGTTGTGCTTTCCATTGTAACTCTCTTGAGAGGGTCTCTAGTAACTCAGGGGTAAGTCGGGAAACTTCACTCTTTGTTAGGTTAGCCAAAGCCTGGAAAGCAGCGGAGACGACTAGCTGAGCATGCCTTTTCTGGTAGTCTCGTAATTGTATGAAGTCCATAATTTGCTGAGCTTCAAGACTCAAGTTGTCAGAGTGGGTTGAGGTGGTGTTTTTCATGTGGTAATCTTCAGGTTTGTCCGTATAAATGGTTATCAGGACTTCCCCTCTAAGTCGTCAGCAATCTCTGTCAAAGAGGTCGTACAGTTTGTGATCCCACGTATAAACTCAGTTTTTGGTTTGTTATTGAAAATTCCAATTTCCCTCTCCCACTTGTCTGAAAGACAGTGTAGGGAAGCGGCCAACGCTGTGCGAAGGGTATCCTCGGGGATCTCAAATTGCTTAAGTGTGGCTTCTGCGGCGTCGTACAGCTCTTGAGCGTTGGGACACAGTTTAGAGGTGTTCATGGCTGTTGGCCAACGGTGGGTTAACTGACTCTACTATACCGCTTTCTGCTCAAGATAGCAAGGGCGGGAAACCGGCCCCAGCTCTCCAACTATGTGCAATTTCACGGTAAACGCACCATAGCTTAAAGCTTAACCTCCAACGTAGTCTACTCACACCCCTGAAACCCTTTACAGGTGCAAAGTTCGGGCGATCGTAGTAGTTCACTTCCGGGAAGCTTAAGTCCGAATCCACACTTATGCTGTACCCCCTCATGAAGGACTTTTGTGTTTGTGCTTCAAATAGCTTCACTGCTTCTTCAATTCCTTCGCAGTAGCACTCGAACAACGGTTGAGGATTGGACCGGTAGTAAGCTTCTGACCCATCACCGTGCGGGGATCCGTACCAAAATTGGTATGTTTTCATGCAAGGTTGGCTCATTCCTCCAGGAATCGATCCGCCAGAGCAGCTGCAGCATCGTCTGCCCTTTTCGCTAGTTCCCTCAGTTCGAAGTCAAGAAGTGCATGAGGTCCACTCTCCCGGATAAGGTGGAGGTAAATTTCCGTAGCCAGGTCCATGTAACGTTCGTCGGTGAAGCTTGCCATTTTGCTTAGGGTGCAACAAAGGTTGGGGTGTTACCAGTGGATGAGCTACAAACGGGTCTTACAGGGGGCCTCAACGGTTCACTTGGTTAACAAGAACAACAATTAGCCAACCGACAAGGATAATTGTAACTAAACCTAGGGGGATAATAGTTGGCAGGAATACTTGCCACCAATGCCAGCTAATGTAGCCGGTTAGCTTTAGACCGATAAACAGAATCTGGAGCATTCCGGTGAATGAAATACCGCCAGAAGTGGAAGATGAAGATGAAGACATTTGTTTAGGGTGCGGATTGTTTAGGTGGGACAGGAGCCGTATCAGTGCCCCTCAAACTCAACAATGGGGTACAAAGTGCCACCGCAAAACCCATTAACAAAGGCAAACAGGAAAATGGCGTGTGGGAACATTAAGCTGCCGAGTGCCCCAATGCAGGGAGTGGCTAGAAGGTTGAAATAATTGAGTCTCATGGCCGAGTGGTTGTGTGTCTTTGCGAAGTTACTGCGGAGAGCTAACGCCGAAAAGGTGAAGACCAGAAAGCTCTTGATACCACCACGTAGATAACGAGCGTGGATGTAACACCGATGAGACCTAAAAAGGTCACAAGGTTTCCACTAAAGTCTAAAGTGTCAGGCATTGCAGGGAAGTTGGTTGGGGTAGCGTTGCGAAGCAGCCTAGAAACGATCAAGAACGAACTTAACCTCTTGTAAAGAGGTGGTGTTGGGGTCCACAAACTCAGCGTAGACGTAGTCTACAGGCAATTCCATCTCAGATGCAAACTCTTCGCAGAGTGCAAATTTAAGCTCGTCTTCCTTCTGAGCTTTATCCTCAAAGAGGTCAAGGGTGGACTTTTTCACAGTCGGTTGCGTAGACTGAAGTAACTATAGCGGTTATGCGCCGCAGAAACAAGCCGGGAAACCGCCCCAGAGAAAAGGGGAATCCACCCCTTGCCTCCAGGTCGCAGGAGCCAAGGGCTAGTGATCAGAGATCGTCGCAGCGGTTTCTCGATGCTTCACGCAGAGAAATCTCAGTCTCACACTCGTAAAGCCTTAACAAAACGTCCATGTTCAACTTAGCTATCGCCGTCGGGTTCAATCTTTCGGAAAATGATTCGTCCGGCGAACACCTCGATTCCGAGCGTGTCTCCTTCTGACCAACCAACTGCTTGAAGGATCTCTTCAGGGAAGTCAAGAACGAGGTTATCATTGTCATCGGAGGAAAGTTTCGTTGTAAGGTTATCATTATTATGCTCAAGCATTGTTTTCGATAATTTGAAGGTCCAACTTAGGGTTAATCATGAGGAGGTCATTTCTCATATTTTGTAGTTTGCTTCTGTACCGGGAAGTTGACGGCCACTCTGCATGTGTCTTCACTATCTGGTTTCCCTCGATTTCAACCAACTTTAGGACACCTGGTGGGAAGTTTCTTGGTGGAATCATTTTATGCCATGGCTGACGGACCAGGCCATCGCGGCTTGCAGGTCTACTGAAGCCGAGGGTTCGTGCAGCCAGCGCTCATTGGATGGTACTGCAGGCGATGCCCACTCGTGCAGAATTCCCTCTGCAGGCCGAATCTCAGCCTTTTCGACACCTTCGCCATTCTCATGCAGAGAGCGGGTTGCACTGGCCACTGTGAAGAACTTCTTGCCTTTCACGTTCCATCCGAAGCCATCCCACACTCGGCCATCAACACGAACAACCAGATACATAATAGTTCTCGAGTAGCTGGGACTAGCTTAGCGTTGCGACACGCCGGTAAAGGCTCACATTCCAAGGTAAGCTTGAAGGAGGTATTGGTCCGTAAGAACCGCGTCAGAGATGCCCTGAATGCGATTGGACAGTGCGACTAGGCGGGGGTCTCCATCGATTCCCTCAACAAACTCGAAGAAAAGGGCCAGGGTGGCGCTCAAGGACATTAAAAAGTCAAGGGAAAGTTCGGCCAGGAAGCGGCAGTCGTAGTTCTGCATTGAGATTCCAGGGCCGCTGAAGAGTGCGAAGTCAGGATTGTGCTGAAAGGCTCTTAGGCTCTCTACAAGGCCATCAGTTTGTTTTGAAAGGTCTGTGTAAATTCTCTCGAAAAGAAGGTGGCACTCGTAGAAGTTTGGCCCCCTTACGTTCCAGTGCGACATGCGACTTACAATTATCGCGTCATTAAGTGCCTTAAAGGTCTTATTTGCATATACCGTGAAATTTTCTTCCATTGTGTTCCAGTGACTCGACTAAGTTTTACCCCCTTTTCTGTGTGGTGGGAACAGTTCACACCCCCAGGAAATCAGTACTTAATTGTCCAGTCTCCCTTCGACCCCTTCATTATTTCAAAGTCAAACTTTTTGGGCTTTTCAGAGTCCGTGTTGTCAAAGAATTTACCGGAGAAGGACTTTCCGTCGGGGGACTGTAGGTAGCTGTTACTTGCGTTCGGGGGATTTCCGTCTTTGTCCGTAACATTTGACACACCGTCGAGGTAGACAGAGGAAATTACCTTTTTAAGGAAAAGCTCTATCTTGTTTGACATGTTGCCCGTTTCGGCAAAGCTGAGATCAAAGTCGAGTTCGCTGAAGCTGAGACCCTCGCCGCAAGAGTCGTGGAGAAGCTTTTCTGCCTGGACTTCAAGGATGCTGTCTTTCGCGGGCCAATCCGAATCCTGAGTGTAAATTAGACGCTCAACAACCTCGGAAAATTCCTCGTAGGTTTTCTCAGAGAGTGTGACACGGTTGAGTAGATTCAAGAGTGACACAGAACCGTCGGAGTAGTCGTGGGAGAGGCCCTCAACGTAGCTGTTCGGAATAGAAGCAAGGTCCCCCCTCGAAGCTTCCCACAGCATATCTGCTACTTTTCTTGCGTTATTCTCAAAGTTTTCGTCCCTTGCGAACGAGGGATTGCGGTCCATGGCCATTATCGGTTGAGTGATTCTTACAGATTATTTTACCCTTTGCCCCCCTTTTTTTTAGACACTCAAAGTGTACCAACCTTTATCCCACAGACTATCCAAGTCGGAGAATATCCGAGCATACTTCTTTCCGCACGCGTCAAGGCTGTACTTTGCTGCCGAAATCTCGTATATCCTCTTGCGGTCCAGGCTCCCTGCGCTTTGCAAAGCATTCACCCAATCTTGAAGAGTGTGGCACCGAAACCCGGTAACACCCTCGATAACGGTCTCTGTGAAAGCACCGTAGTCGACGGAGACTAACGGAGTACCGCATAACATTCCTTCGACTCCGGAACCGCCAAACGGCTCTGTAAAAATAGTTGGCATTAAGCAGGCACGTGCGTTTCTCAGGAAAGTACTACGTTCTTTGCCCTTAAGTGGTCCTACGTACTCAATATTAGGGTGTTCCCAGGGTGTTGGGTCTCCTTGGCCAGCTAGGCGGATTTTCCACGGGCTGTAGTCTGCGAGTGCCTTGATTGTGTCAAGACCTTTCAAGGGGGTTATTCTTCCCAGGAACGCGAGATAGTCGCCGCTTTCGAATGAGGGTTCCCACTCGCTTGTGTCAAAATAATTGGGAATAACCCACTCGTAGTTCTCACCGTTTCGTCCCTCTTTCCCTTGGTGATAGTGCATCCAGGCGTATGATTCAAAGATTTTTTTCGTTCCAACCAGGGTTGTAGGGTAGCCAATACCGGTTTCAACGTGTGTGTTGGACGGGAACTCACTCAGTAGGGTCGAATGGGCGTGGCCGAAGGGGTGGCAGATAATGTCGCGGGGTTTTACACGGTCGTGAAGCGAGGGAATTAAACGAGACTCGAATAGTCGGTGACCCTCTGTTCCAATTGTGGCGTCGTCTCCGTGGAAGCTCCGGTTGTCGCGGTTGCCGTATAATCTGTCAAATTCATCTGCCGTTAGCATTGTCACATGCTCAGAGGCGTTCGCCTCAGAACCGTAGTTGGAATACTCAATAACATTGTAACCCTGTACCATCATCATTTTCGGAAAGCGCATAGCCTTTCCGGTGAACGCGCAGTGGCTATATTGTTGGGTGGGCAGGGTGTGAAAAATTCCGATGAGGTGGAGAGTTGGTTTCATTTTATTTATGGTGTTACCCCTATAGAACTAGTATAGCGTAAACCTGCGGACGTAAAGAATTTACGGGAGGGTAGGGTTTTATGCGCTTGTCGACCCCTGGACGATCGCCGCAATCTGGGCTCGGGTCAGATCAGAGGCGGGCTATTGCGGTAGGGATGACTGGAGGGCAAATTGGCTTGAAGCCCCCACTCGTGCGCGAGGTATCCTTCAATATTCAAAACATCTTGGAGAGTGGGCAGAAAAAGCGTAATTATCACCTCTGAAAGTTTCCCCCGCCAGCCCCGGTTGGTTTCGGCTCTGTCATTCCCTATCCACATTGTGCTTTTGTTGGCATTCATTGTAACCTTGTCCGCCCACAAAAATGGGGACGAAATCGTGGGCAGCGGGGTTGTAATGGGATCGTTGCCATTTAGGGAGACCTGACGCGCCCCAAACCACTGGTTTGAGACCTCCGTAAGAAAAAGATCATTATTCCCAGAGAACGGAAATGACAGTATTCCGCTGTAACCTGTAAACGGATTTGGGCCTTCCCACTGAGCAACACCAAAGCTTCTGACCGGGTTAAATGCTGCGCCCGTCCAGGTCATCCTATTGTTATTGATCGCGGCTCCCCAATTCATCGTGGGTCGATTATTGAGCCCGTTTGCAACATAGGTTGGTCGCTGCGTAGAAGTTGCAGTGACATGTCGCCCACCGCCGCTCTTGTCTCGCCAGTCGGTGACTGCGCTGGCGGTCACCGTTGTGTAAGTGGACGGGTCGGCGGCGGTGAGCCAAACCACAGACGTGCCAAACACCGTAGGGGTCCAGCGGGTACCGCCCCCGCTGGGGGGCCTTCTCCGTTGCACAGTAATCACTGGTCGCACCTCGCGGTTAGGTTTTCCATCGGCAGGGGTGATCCAAGGGGGTGGAAGACGTATTCCATCACTGCTCGATTGCATTAACCCAACCCGAAATGGTCTCCCCTGTTTCAGGGTTAACTCCGGCCATTTTGCTGAAAGGCCAGTCGTCTATGTTACCGGACTCTCCTGCTTCTTCAATTGTAGCGTATAATTGTGCAAGACGTGCGTCGTTATGAAAAGACGCTTGAAGCAACCTTTCATGACGTTCAATTAAGGATACGTAGTGATCCAAAAGATTATTGGCGGCCACCTGCTCTTTTGCGTAGTTTAGCTTTTCGGTGTAACCGTTCTCCTGAGGCCACAATTGAGCGTTGTTTTGATCAGCGTACCCCTTGGCCAGTGCCCTCAGCTCAGCTTTGCTGCGTCGCTTAAGCGTTCGGGTCTCTTCGTACGTCCCTTGAGGGTGGCCGACTGGCGGTTTCGGGGAAATAGGATTTAAAGCTCGACCGCTATTTTCACTGTCAACAAAACGCAACTCAGTGTCAAATGGCGCTGCAAAAAATGGAACTACCCTAAAAAACTCCTCATTAAAGTCATGAACCTCGCCTCTGAGGGTGGGCCAACGATTCCCGCTAGGGTTGTTGATTTGCCCATTGCTAACGTTCACAAATAAGGCAACGCTCTGGCCTTCATCTGGGCCGTCGGAGAAGTACTCGACGCCAGTCGTAGGATTGATAGTAGTGTTCATGAGATCAGGTGTAACGAATGGTTGCGGTGAAAATGTGACCGGACGACCCGGTGCCAATCTGAACTAGGTCGACGCCTAAAGTGTCCCCGGCGACGAGAGTTAAAGGCGGTGCAAGGGTGCCACTAACGTCTACGTATATGCCCGTGGTTGCAGGTAAAGATGCGTTAGCTGTGAGTAGGTTGGTTCGAGTACCACTGCGACGGGCGTAGAACATCGCCTGACTGCTGCCACTGGTTGATGGCGCGGTGGGATTAAGCTCCCAAAAAGCACCCGCCACAGTACAAGAACGTTGCACTGTCGTCTCAACATAGTTGGTAGCAGGGGTGGCGGTTTCGCCTTTGTTGCTGATAACAAACTTAAGGGTGTCGGTGAACTGCAGGGAACCAGCGTTGATTGAGAGGCTGCCTCCCAACGCGGCTCCAGCAGGTGAACCAGCGTTGTTGTAAATTACTTGACCCGTGGAACCGGCGATGGGGCCAGTTGCCCCCGTGGCTCCATTTGTCCCCGCCCCTGTTGCCCCAGTAGCCCCAGCTACTCCAATGCCTGTCGCCCCCGTGGCCCCCGTGACCCCGCCTATTCCCACCCCGGTTGCACCAACAGCCCCAGTTGCTCCAATCGTTCCTGCTACTCCCGTCGCCCCGGTTACTCCGGCTCCAGTTGCTCCAACAACCCCTGTTGCTCCAGTGGCCCCAGCTACTCCAACGCCTGTTGCTCCAGTGGCCCCTGCTACTTCAGCCCCTGTTGCACCAACAGCCCCTGTTGCTCCAGTGGCCCCAGCTACTCCAACGCCTGTTGCCCCAGTGACCCCTGCTACTCCAGCCCCTGTTGCACCAACAGCCCCTGTTGCTCCAGTGGCCCCAGCTACTCCAGCCCCTGTTGCACCAACAGCCCCTGTTGCTCCAGTGGCCCCAGCTACTCCAGCCCCGGTTGCACCAACAACCCCTGTTGCTCCAGTGGCCCCAGCTACTCCAGCCCCGGTTGCACCAACAACCCCTGTTGCTCCAGTGGCCCCAGCTACTCCAACGCCTGTTGCTCCAGTGGCCCCAGCTACTCCAGCCCCGGTTGCTCCAACAGCCCCAGTTGCTCCAATCGTTCCAGCTACCCCAGTTGCTCCTGTTGTTCCCGCTCCTGTTGCTCCAACAGCCCCTGTTGCTCCAGTGGCCCCTGCTACTCCAACGCCTGTTGCTCCAGTGACCCCTGCTACTCCAGCCCCTGTTGCACCAACAGCCCCTGTTGCTCCAGTGGCCCCAGCTACTCCAACGCCTGTTGCTCCAGTGGCCCCAGCTACTCCAGCCCCGGTTGCACCAACAGCCCCTGTTGCACCAACAGCCCCTGCTACTCCAGCCCCTGTTGCACCAACAGCCCCTGTTGCTCCAGTGGCCCCAGCTACTCCAACGCCTGTTGCTCCAGTGGCCCCAGCTACTCCAGCCCCGGTTGCACCAACAGCCCCTGTTGCACCAATCGTTCCTGCTACTCCAGTCGCTCCTGTTGTTCCCGCTCCTGTTGCACCAACAGCCCCTGTTGCACCAACAGCCCCTGTTGCACCAATCGTTCCTGCTACTCCAGTCGCTCCTGTTGTTCCCGCTCCTGTTGCACCAACAGCCCCTGTTGCTCCAGTGGCCCCAGCTACTCCAACGCCTGTTGCTCCAGTGGCCCCAGCTACTCCAGCCCCGGTTGCACCAACAGCCCCGGTTGCACCAACAGCCCCTGCTACTCCAGCCCCTGTTGCACCAACAGCCCCTGTTGCTCCAGTGGCCCCAGCTACTCCAACGCCTGTTGCTCCAGTGGCCCCAGCTACTCCAGCCCCGGTTGCACCAACAGCCCCAGTTGCACCAACAGCCCCTGCTACTCCAGTCGCTCCTGTTGTTCCCGCTCCTGTTGCACCAACAGCCCCTGTTGCTCCAGTGGCCCCAACTATTCCCGTCGCCCCGGTTACTCCGGCACCTGTTGCACCAACAGCCCCGGTTGCTCCAGTGGCCCCAACTATTCCCGTCGCCCCGGTTACTCCGGCACCTGTTGCACCAACAGCCCCGGTTGCCCCAGTGGCCCCAGCTACTCCAACGCCTGTTGCTCCAGTGGCCCCAGCTACTCCAGCCCCTGTTGCACCGACAGCCCCGGTTGCCCCAGTGGCCCCTGCTACTCCAGCCCCTGTTGCCCCAGTAGCACCACCCGGAGAACCTGCAGGACCTGTTGCCCCAGTAGCACCAATAGGCCCAGAGGCCCCTGCAGGACCTGCGTCTCCCCGGAAACTTGATATCCACTGCCCACCGTCTAAATCAACGTACCATATCGACAAGTAAGACGACAGGGTGTCAAACCACAAGTCACCTTCATTTGGGTCTGGTGGAGGTGAAGCGGACACCGTTACAGGGGAGTTGTTCGAAGAGCAGGGTGGCTCACTCGCCACCACATCCCATTGACCCCCCTCAAGAGTAACCACCCAAACTTTCAGGGCAAAACTTGTAGGGTTATACCAGAGAGCACCACTTACCGGGCTAGGTGGGGGGGAAGAGGATACGAACGCATTCGCGTAGGAAATTTGCGTATTCGAACTGCTTAGGGTAATCCACTGCCTACCCGTCCAGCGATAACTATCACCTTGCCAAAAGAAAATCTGACCCGGCGTTGGATTTAAGGGGAAATTCTCTATCATATCGCTTACAAGTTCTCGCCCAGCTTATGGTACTTAGGGTTTAAGACTCCACCGCTCAACTCAATTCTTTGAATGCGAATCCCAAGGTCATGGTAAATGTCAAATATACTTACCCTCTTCGTCGACTTAACTACGTCTACAACACCGTCTTCTCGTGTGACAGTGTGGCAATCCGAGGTAAGTCGTCTCGGGTCGATCTCTGAGAGCTCGACGTTTTCGGCAACGACTTTAACCTGCGACATTTACTCTGACTTGGGCGCTGCCTACTTTTACCCTTATTTTCCGAGTTTACGGTCCGTTCGGGAAGCTATTTTACTAGGGAAGTACTCGGAGAGTTTTGCGTGGCGACAATTACCGTGTCCAGTCAGCTAGTCAACGGTGGTATCACCATAAAATGGAACAAAGGGGTTGTAGAACCCGCATTGACAACTCCGGAAGAGAAAGCGGAGTGGAGCTACCTGGTTTCCAAGGGTCTCTACGGCAAGTACGGCCACACCCTTGACCTAAAAGACTGCTTGTTTACGGACTTGGTAATTGCGTTATCGGTGCTAGTTGGCAGGGATAACCTGAATATAGACTCAGATGGATGGCAACAATGGAAAAGGGAAAAGTTTCAGGAGGGCATGAACCCAATACCTGACGGCGCAGCATCTTAATCCGTGGCGAGACCAACTCCTAAGGTGAACAGGTCAGGGTGCCTCTTGTACAAATGAGCCATTAAGTGGGGCTCGGCAAAGTGCTCTAGCGTGGAGGACACAATTTCTGTACAAGCATTGTCCTTGTACCGCTTTCCAAGGTAAGGGGACAAGAAAGTGTCTAAAACAGCAACTTCTTCTGGCTTGAAATTCATTCCTCTCAGGGGGAGCATCTCGTTAAGCTTTAC